CCAGACGTCAATGTTGGTCGGTAGACATCTATATTATTCTTCTTCAAACGTCTACGAAGCGCATCATCTTCTCCTCCCCAACCCCAAAAATTATTCGGATACCCATTTGTAGCAAGGACAAAAATATGATCACTCCATTAGAGGATGTCCTGGTGGAGGTATCTCCACGAAGGAATGATTCCCATACTGTAAGAAGATTTCGAACACCCTTTCTAGACGACGAGAATTTCTGTACAGTCTAACCGATTGTTTATAGATTTCGAACTTGTTCAGTTCAACATCAGACAGTAGAATTTTTAAGGAGTCAACCATCAATTTGATTCGCCTGAACGTAGGGCTTTGTAGTTCATCTTCATCATCAACTTCCTGGAAAGATGGTTCATATATTTTTTCAATGAGTCGCTTTGAGTGATGATTCACTCGAGAGGTAGACCAGTGCGCATAGTGCGAATCAATCGTGTTCTCTGCGAGAAAATCAGCATGTTTTTCAATTGAAGAAAAGATTTCGTAAACACTCATTTTATTTGCTATCTGTTTTCAATATGAGAATATTCCATTTTTATTAAAAACGTTTTATAGATAACAATGAAGGTTACAGTCGACGAGTTGGAAATAATGTTGAAAACTATGGTTGAAATTGTAAAAGCATACGCAGAGGAATGTGATGTGACTAAACTACGAATCCGGATTCCTCCTGATATGATTGTAAGGTGTAGAACATGTGGAGAATACTATTCACTTGCGCATAGTGACGTTTGTACGGATTGCGAATACTACTATTCAAACCGTACTTAATGGCTTTCACGGATTCTGAATAAAGATCCAATTGAAAGATGGCAGTTCGTTTCAGAGTGAAGGAAGTACTTGAACTGTTTACAACATACGAATATAAGGAACTCTTGAGAACAGTGGAAGACTATCTTGAGGAACAACTCATGGAGAAGAAAGTTGTCTTCGCAGAGATCATGGCTTTCTATAACCCGGCGCGCAATGAAGGAGTTGCTCTATACTCGTACGATCCAGATCCTTGCGTCGAGTTTCCAAATCTGGATTTTCCAATCGCAAATGAGTGTGTGACTGTAGAGTTCTATTGAAATAGGTTTACATGTTTACACTGTTCTACAAACAATATTGAAATGACGAACGATTCTATCATTATGCCTTTTGTGTATGTTGCGGCTTTGGCTTCTGGATTTATTTTTGGACACCTTGTTCCGTCTCGCCAAGTTGAGATCCTAGAGCGCCGTCTTGATTCGAAGATTGAGAGCATGGAGGAGGAGATTGAGGATCTGAAAGAGAAACTGGAGTCTCGCGACGAGGCAATTCGGTCGGCCGAGCAAAAGTTGCGTGAGGTTGCAGATTCCCTGGCAGAGTTACTTGACTAATCTGCGTTCTTGGTATGTATCACGTATGTGAGGGCATATACTCCAAGCAATCCAATAAACGACTGAACATCCATTGAATGCTCTTCAATCACGTCACTCAAAAATACGGTTGACGCAATCATAATAGAATCAGCTACAAGAATCTTCCACGAGTTTTCGATTGAATATGACTTGAACAAATCTATCATTCGGTTTGTTCCAGTTGGCAAAGGCTTGATCACGAAAACATAAAATAGGAAGTCATGTACGAGTTGAATTGCGACAGAAACCAATACAATTGTTAAGAGGTCGCCCTTCGGGAACATAAATCGCGCTAGCATGATTCCAAGAACGATCACGAGACAATCAGAGAGCACTGCGGTCATTCCATAGTCTGCGTACCACTTGTCCAGACTCTTCCCTAACGACCAAAACTTTGACAACAGAATCGTGAAAAAATCGACCCAAGCCACTGCCGATAGAAGACTGATCATTTATATCTTATCAATCTTTTGTGGTGTGATTTTTGGATTCCTTGATTCCAAGAATTCTTTGTATTGAGCCTTGTGATCAAATGTACACTCGTGAACTTCAGGAAGCTGACATCTTACACAGAAGAGCTTCTTACACGTACAGTGGAATATACATGCCACCTTTCTGTTACACTTTGAACAACGTTCCATTTTACTGTAAACTCTAATAACTAGTGACATTAAATTCCATTTTAGTATATAATATGAAGACATACGGTCTATCCTTACTTATCGCAGCAATAGTGATACTGTCAGTTATGTACGGCTTGATAGTGTTCTGGGTAATCCCGACATACGTCCCTGGGCCTCAACGTCAGCTCGCAACTGATTACGCCAATTATGGATTCACCATACTGACAACCATTATATTCGGGTTCGGTTATCTGTTTCAGTAATTTAATTCAACTAAAGAAGTAATGGCGGTTAACATAACATTTCCAGAATTAAGAGAAACAAAAGGTACGGCACTACCTTCTGCTTCCCAGGAATCATTACGCCAACTGCGAGAAGAGATGTGTTCTCAATCTTCTTCTCGTGATTTCAAACTCCAAACATACCAGCGATTTCTACGCAGAGTATTGTCTCCCGATTCCCCAACCAGAGGACTGTTGATGGTTCACGGAACTGGAACAGGTAAGACGTGTACTGCCATTCAAATAGCAGAGGAATATATCATTCGCCCTGAGTTTCAGGATAAGAAGGTTCTGGTTCTTGCGAGTCCTCCTGTTCAGGAAAACTTCAAGACCCAGGTTTTTAACATGTCTCGTGTGACCGTTGACCCAGACGGGCTTCTGCTATCAAAACAATGTACTGGTCGTCGGTATTTGGATATGCTTCTGCGCATTCAGAGTGAGCCTCTCAAGTGGACAGATAAGGCGACGAAAGAGAAGATGAACGACATAGCACAAAACATAATCAAGGAATTCTATGAGTTCAAGGGATACGGAGTCTTTGCGAATGAATTGGAAACACAAAAGTTGGCCGGAGGAGTTGAAAGTTGGATTCACAAAACCTTTGACAATCGTCTAATCATCATTGACGAGGCACACAATATCCGAACATCGGAAGAAGGAGTTCCATTGAAGATTCGCAGCATGGCACTGGAGCAAATTATAAAGACTGCAAACAATGTTACTCTGATCTTGTTGACTGCGACACCTATGTACGATGACTATTCTGAAATCATATTCTACTTCAATCTCTTTTTATGGAATGAACGTAAGTTAAAGACCGATACATCCATTCAACCGTCGGCTGTATTCACAAAGACAGGACAATTCCAGGAAGGAATGGAATCAAAATTTCGTGGTTGGTGTCAAGATTATGTTTCCTTCGTCAAAGGAGATAACCCACTTACCTTTCCATTTCGCCTTCCTCCTCCTACAAGTTTGATATCCGAACCGGCTACAGTTGATATGGATGACAAACCAATTCCTCCTTCGAAACGGCGCAATGTATTGAAGTTAACACAATCCTTTGTCAAAGGCATCCAGCAAAAGGTTCTAACAAATCTGAAAAATATCAAAGGCCTTTCTATAGCAGAGCCCACACTCTGTGTGTTCCCGGAAAATGCTACCTTCAGAACTACCTTTGTACGCTCACAGGACGCAGACAGTGAATATGATTATGCGCAAGGGGTTTCGAAGTTTCTGGCACCGTCTGTAATAGCAGAGTATAGTTCAAAGTTTGCGCTTGTAAACAAAATCATAAAGGAATCAACGGGGCTCATTTTTGTGTATTCCAATTTGGTAGAGTTTGGCGCCCAGTTATTTGCCATGTGTTTGGAAGAACATGGGTATGAATCCGCTATTGGGAAACGTCTCTTGAAATCAACGGCAGGAGAAATAGATCGCGGCTCGGCTGGAAAGTACCTACTGTTCACTTCAGATATCTCTGCTACGGAAAGAACTAGGGCATTTGAGAGATTGAAGAGCAAGGACAACAAGGATGGAAATGATATAAAAATAATTGTGGCATCACCTTCTATTTCTGAAGGAGTTGACTTACAATATATTCGCCAGGTACACGTTCTTGATTATTGGTGGAATATGAGTCGCATTGAACAAGTCGTTGGGCGTGGCATTCGTACATGCTCGCATCAGAGTTTAGACTTCGAAAACCAGAATTGCACAGTCTATCTCCACATCTGTAAGTTGGAGAACTCAAACAAGGAATTGATTGATGAATTCTATTACCGAACCATGGTAGAACGCAAAGCAAAGGCGATTGCCGCGGTTAAGAGCATTATCATGGAATCAGCCATGGATTGTCCGATTCAACAAGATATCAACGGAATGCCAGAATCATGGAGAAACCTAACAATTGACCAGACCATGGCGCAGGGCAATAAAAAGATTACACTCACACTCTCTGAAATGGCATCTCCAATGTTCGGATCTCTTGACATCACCTGTAAAATCAAAGAACTACCGGAAGACCCTAACCATGAACGTCCTTTGTCTGCGTACCTGGATGTCAGAGATGAAATCCTTGATAAGTTTCTGAAACTGTTTTTAAGGAAACCAGTTTGGTCAATAGAAGACTTATTCGGTACCCCGCAACTTCGCTCATATGATTCAGATGTAGTTCTCTATACTCTACAGAATGCGATTGAATCTGGATTTCAACTGAAGGATAGAAACGGTCGAATTGGTCATCTCGAATCAAGGGGAAAAATGTATGCCTTCACAACAGGAAAGTTTAACGCCTTACAGGACAGATATATCAAAGAGGATAAGGGAACATCTGTACAGTTGAAGGAACAAGAAGTAGCAAGGAAGGTTGAAAGTTCTGCGAATGACATCATCAAGAACGTGAAATGGCCAGAGTATATCAAAACCAGATTTGGTAGAGACGTCTTGGAATGGTATACCATAGATCATACGCTGGCACCGGAAGAACGTATAAAGTACATGCTATCACTTGACTGGGATAATCTACCAGCATACATGCGTCACCTAAAGGCCGGTGATCTAAAAATACTAGGCTCAAAGCAGATATATAATAGACTGAACGAACGCATAACTCCTATCGGAGATCAGGCCGACGCGTACAATAAGTGGGTATCAGAACGTATTTCCGCCTTTGTTGAATCGCGTAAGCAGTTTTTCGCTACAATGAAAGAGGATAAGATTCTATTCAATCTCGATGAAGATTCAGACACTCTTGCAGTGGCAGTCCGTTCTAAAAATATAGGAGGAAGAGCATGTACCAATTTCCCGGATAAACTCCTAAACACATTCGCAGAGTGGCTCGGTGAGTCTAGTCCGAATGAGATCAAAACAAAACCAGAAAGATGTCGGTTTATTTCATTACTGTTTAGAACATCTATTCTCAAAGGCAGAAAGGATATAGTGTGGTGGACACCAGAGGAGTGGTCAATTTTTAATGAAGAACAAAATAGAAAGGAGATCCTATTGAAACTTAAAGAATAATTATAATTATACTATTACAAATGAGTGAAACATCTGCGCCGCCTCCTTCGCCCGCTGCGCACAGTAAGACAGCCTCGCAGGAGGAGTTTCTGGCCCTTATGCTTGACCTTGTAGCAAATAAGCCCGCGACCCAAGAAGATGCTGACGCAGTGGTATACGCTCTCACTGAGAAGGTAAAGCAGTGGGCAGCTGTCCCTCCGCCGCCGCCTTGCAGCCGTTGCGCAAAAGTCGAGGCACGTGCGGCAGTGGCTCTAGCGGTAGAGGTAGTAAAGGCGAAGTCTTGCTGGGGTAAAGCCAAAAAGCCTCTAAAGTCTACCAAGTAGATTTCGGAACAGTTCGGAGGAGGAACGAGACCTCCTATAGTGTGCTAAAGCATGCTCATGCGCTACTGCGTCAACAAAACGTGGCGAACTCTCACCGTCTTCATCTGAAGAACATTCATGGAATCGAAACCAGTGTTCCCACGAAGAGTGGAGTTGCCTGAATTGGGCATCGCGCGCTTCTTCTAATTGATTCTCGTAAGACTCCATGTTAGCGTGTATTACTAACAGTTATTTGTATAAATCTGGAATTCGTTTTCATTCAAAATGAATCTGCTTACATTCAATACAATATAGAGAAAGAATGGACCCTCTATTTGAACGTCGTGAGTTATCTCGCAAGGTTCATATTCATTCGAAGTCTCTCCAGAAGAACATGTTACCTTCTTTGCTAGCTCAGCTTAAAATGAACTATGAAGGTCATTGTTCGTCAGAAGGTTTCATTCAACCGCAGAGTATAACTATCTTGCAGTATTCATTGGGTCGCTCCAATTACCAGAAGGGCGGTGTAGATTATGATGTACAATTTCAAGCAGATGTATGTCTTCCTCATCCTGGACAAGTATTCAGAGCAGAAGTGGCACTGCGGTCAAAGATTGGCATTCACGCAGAAACTCCTCCACTCAAGGTACTGATTCCTCGAGACTTACATATCGGAAACACAGAGTTTGACGCAGTCGAAGTTGGGAAGGAGGTTGAGTTTGAAGTCGCAGATTGTAACTTCAAACAACTTGACCGGGAAATCATTGTAATCGGACGTCTACGTACGGCATTGAAACCTGCCCCGTTGATGCCTCTATTGAGCGCACAGACTGACGTGGAACTGCCGAAAGTCAGATCTACGGCGCCTTCTTCCGACGAGAAGACAGTTGTTGTTGGACCGGTCGAACCTGAAAAGAAAAAGACAAGGAAGTTAAAGAAGCCGAGCGTATCAATTCCAAATGAATCGCTCCAAATTGGAATTGATGAAGGATCAGTTAGACAAGCTTGATACGAACGAGCATATCCAGGTCTATGAAATTATCAAACGATACACCGATAACATAACAAAATCACCAAACGGTGTTTTTATCTCAAGCGAACATCTCAATCAAGATTGTTTGCTTGAAATGGAAAAGTATATCGTGTTTTGCAATGATCAACGCAAGAGGATGGATGATGATATGAAGAAACGAAAGACTTATGAGCGCATGGTTGAGTAAGACTTCGATTGAGTTAATCCAGATACATTAAGAGTGTTTACCAACTTGCCAGATACAACTATGGTTTCTGGTTTAGGATTAGAAATCAAATCATATCTGCTCCAATCTATTGTAACAATTCCAGAATCGGGTTCAACTGTATCCGATACTGTTTTTGTTTGACCATCAGTGTACTTTATTTCGCTTTTAAACTCTGCTACGCAATCTGAGCAACTAGTATCAGCAGCGAACGATACTGTAATCTTTGTAGAATTTGGCACCTCTGTCAGATCCCCTAACGAAATGTTTCCGGGTTTCTCCACTTGCGCTTGAGCAGACGGGACTGCGAATGTAAAGGCAACCCAAATTCCGAGTACGAACAATCCAATAAGTGCCGCTGATACTAGAAAACCCAATCCAATACTGAGCAAGGTACTCATTTGTTAGACGTCAATACTCTCTTTTGATGTTTCTTCGGGGCATGTCGTGGTGCGTGAGGCAACGGTTGACGACTGTGTCCTGAATGTTGTACCCCGTAATACGCTGGAGAGTAATCGGGGCGTACGTAATCAACTGCGTTGAAGAATCGAGCATACATGTAGAAACCACCAGCAAACGCAGCAAGTATCAAAATTATGATAAGTCCAACATATACTCCACTGAACATGCTTTCATCACCGCCAAATTGCTTTCTTCGCATTTATTACTTACGCAGGTGAAAAATGGACTTACCAATTTCCACGTTATTAAGATAAGAGCAATGGATATCAAAATAATCCATGAGTTTCTGGATATCGCCAGAAAAGACCAGAAGGCTGAATTTGAATGTTCAGTACTTCCTGGAAAGATCCAAACGAAGGATGTAGCGGATAGGCTTTTGAACGCTATTAAAACCATATCACTTGGACCTCCGACTGAAACATCTATTTTACGAGTTATGTACCCAGAGGATATCCGCGTTGAAGTCCAAACACCGCAGTTAATTCAGCGTGTTTGCTCAACTGGATCTTTCAAAGGTGTTCCTTTAACTGTCATCAAAAAGAAAGAATACAACATTTCCAAAAATACAGTTGATGTACCGGACCTATATTCTCGATTTCGTTTGAGATTGGAGGAACCGATCCGCAAGGACTGGGAAGCATCCCCGAACGATCCGAGAGTTGGTACGATTCGTCTACTAAACCGACGCAGTTATAAGACGACTGATGAGTTCTTCCAGATTGACTTTTCGATGGTAAAGACCCGTAAAAGCAAGAAACAGACACTGCGCGACGTACTAAAAGAACAACAGGTATACGAACTAGAGATTGAATTCATAAAGAGAAACACAGATGTAAAGTCAGAAGACATAGCACAATCCCTGCTAAAGTTAATCAACGCCTTACTTCAAGGATTTCAGGAATCTGAATTTCTGTTGACTCCTGCGAACCAAGAACGGTATCTTCAGGAATTCAGAATGTCGAAGTCTTTATTCTTCAATCCCGTAACTCTACAACGTCGTACCTTAAAAGAAGACAGACCCCACAATATCTGGAAAGATTATACGGTTACTGTCAAGGCAGACGGGGAACGGTTTGGTCTCTTTGTGTCACGTGACAAGAAATTACTGCGAATCAATAGCAAGGTAAATACTGTTGTCTGGACCGGACTGTCAACAAATGATGATTCATACATCGGAGACTTCATAGACGGAGAGTACATCAAAGATAAGAATCTATTCTGTATCTTTGATATCTATCGATACAAGGGGCGCGATGTTCAGTCGCTTCCTCTTATGAAAACAGACAGTCCTTCTCGGCTTGATTTCGCAAGGATGTTTGTTGCCGATTTGAATACAAAATTTATAACAGAAGCCACCATTAACCCAATCCGCATCGAAACAAAGTTGTTCTTGGCAGGAGACGGTGCCGTGATGGAACAAGCGATTCAACAGTTGTTGGACGCAGACTATGAATACGAAACAGATGGCCTGATTTTCACACCCAGGTTGAGCCCAGTAGCGCCTCCTGCGGTACGCAACGGAAATCGCTGGTCAACCGTATACAAGTGGAAACCTCCTACGCAAAACAGTATTGATTTCCTCATCAAATTAAGCGATGAGCAAACCTATGACCCCGTTATTGATTCGCGAGTACGAAAGGGCGAGTTATACGTTGGAAGATCTTCGTATGATTCAGTCTTGTACCCTTGTGAGACCTTGACTGGTGAGTATGTTCCCAAGCAGTTGCCAGAGGACCTTCAATCGCTGGCAAAGTCAAATACATATATCCCTTCGTTATTTCAGCCTTCCAATCCTCGTGAGCCAGATGCGTATCAAATCATGATTCCGGTTGATGAGAAAGGGTTGGCATACGATTCTGCGAATAATCGGGTGGAAGACAATACCATTATCGAGTGTGCGTATGATGTTGAAAAGCGCAGATGGATTGTTATGCGAACCCGATATGACAAGACGTATGAATACAGAGTTGTTAATAAAACCCAATATGGTAATGAGCGATCAGTAGCAGATGATATCTGGTCGTCTATTCATATTCCAGTTTCGGAAGAAATGATTCGTAAATTTGCGTCGATTCCAGTGGATGACTCACAGGAGGACGAAGTGTACTACAAGGAAGATATCAATCGTAAGGCACGCATTTTACAACCCTCGTATGATTTCCATAATCGTGTAAAAGATGATCTGTACACTGGAAACGTCAAACGCGAATCAACTCTTTTGGAGTTCGGCGTTGGTCAGGCAGGCGATTATAACAGATGGAAGCGGACACATGTTGGTCGCGTGGTAGGGATTGATCCTGCTACACGTGGATTGAAAGAGGCATGCCGCAGATATCTTACCGATAAGCAGAAGTTTCCCTCCGATTACCGTCCTGCGGTCCTATTCGTTGAGGGTACTATGAACGAGCCATTGTATGAGCAGGAGAGTCAGAAGTTCAAGTTATTGAGTGGAACTGAAAAGGCATCTACGAAATATCTGGAACAGTTTGAAGATCTCAAAAAGTTTGATGCCTCGTCAAGTCAGTTTAATATTCACTACGCATGTGAGTCGGAGGAAGTCTTTCGTGTCTTTGTTAAGAATGTAGATACTCATACCAAGAACGTCTTCTTCGGAACTTGTTTGGATGGCCAGGCCGTCTATTCTCTCCTAATGGGGAAGCAGACACATATCTTCACGAATGGAAAAGACGTTGGCGGAGAGTATACGAAGGAATACGATGACAAAGAAACGTGGGTAGAAGAGTTTGGAATGCCAATCAAGGTATCCATGGAATCATTCGAGAAACCCGCAAGGGAGTATCTGGTTCCATTTGGAAAGGTCGTTGATATCATGAAAGAACATGGATTTGATTTGAAAGAATCTACATTGTTCTCCGAATTGTATTCTCGTCAAACAAAGATCACTCTGACACCCGAACAGCAAACATTCTCCTTCCTAAACCGTACCTTTGTATTTGCTCGTGGAGAGAAGCCTAAACCAGAAGCGCCCCCTCCATCCGACGAAGCAGTTCCCGCGCCTACCGAAAAGAAGCCCCGCAAGTTGAAAAAGAAGGAAGGTGGAGCGGTAGAGAAGCCCGTTCTATTTAGTGGACCTGGTGAAGATAAGGGTGAATTCCGTACGTTCTCGAATCAAGCAGAGTACCCAATCCAGATTTCTGATGTCAGATACCCGACGGTTGAGCATTACTTTCAGGCAATGAAGGCTCGTGAATTTGGAGACACTGAAATAGAGAAGAAGATTGAAGGAACACCATCCGCAAAGGCTGTGAAAGCACTTGGAAAGAAGGTGAAAAATTTCATAAAAGAGGTGTGGGATTCCAAGCGTATTGAAATAATGACTCGTGGAGTGAAAGCAAAGTTTGTCCAACATCCAGAACTACAGAAGCAACTGCTGGATACGGGAGATCGTATAATTGGTGAGGCGGATGCGCGAAATTCCTTTTGGGGGATCGGAACATCTGAAAATACTGAAAAATCTGGAGAGCCGTCCAAATGGAAGGGACAAAATCAAATGGGAAAACTTCTAATGGCATTGCGCGATGACTTTAAGGGTTAGTCACATACACAACTTCAGATGTAAGGCGATTGAAATATAGTTGAACAAAGTTACTTGTCAAAGCAGCCATAGACATTCCTCGGATTGGAGCAATATAACAAGAACCCGTTTGACCAGATACACCGTCTAATTCTGCTCCAGTAGCATTCAAAATAATTGTATTATCTGCTTGAGGATTCGCGCTTCCGAAACCAGCCAATGAACCAATCGCAATACTTCCTGAACCCTGTGAAGCATACCCAGCTCGAAACCCAAGAGCAACTGAGTATCCACCCGTTCCTCCTTGTGATATATATCCCGAGCCCCGACCGATCGCAATCGAACACTGACCCTGTGATTCTAATCCAGCATTTCCTCCAACTGCTATGGAAAACGGTCCCTGGTTACTGACGCCTGCTTGCCAACCAACAGCAGTACTCTCTACACCTTGGTTAACACTGCCCGCAGAATATCCAACCGCTACGCATCCAACGCCCGTTCCTCCTTGTGTTGAACTACCTGCACTGTAACCGATTGCAACTGAACCAGAACTTTGACCGGTAGTTCCTGCCCCAAACCCGATAGCGACCGAATTTGCGAGTTGTCCTGTTACTCCTGTCCCGTATCCGATTGCGACTGAACCAGATCCTTGGTTAAACTGGCCGCTATTGTAACCGATCGATACTGATTGAGCCCCCTGTCCAGTATACCCACAATTTTTGCCGATAGAAATAGAATTAGCCTGTTGATTTATTATGCCTGAATTGTACCCAATTGCTATCGCATTTTCTCCTTGGTTTGATTGACCAGCTTGGTATCCTAAAGCGACAGAATATTGGCTCTGGTTATTTTGACCAGCTCCACTTCCAACTGCAACACTGGCAGATTGCTGTGAAATACTTCCAGAATCTACTCCGATAGCAACAGAAGAAGATCCTTGGCTCACTCTTCCAGCATTATTCCCTATAGCGACCGATAAAGAATCTTGGTTTGATGTTCCAGCGCTGGTTCCGATAGCAATAGAATACACTCCCTGGCCTTGTTGGCCGGCATACGTTCCAATAGAAACAGAATCGTGTTGTTGGCTTAATTGCCCTGATGAATTTCCAATGGCGATCGCATTAGTTTGCTGATTTGTTGTACCCGCTCCATTTCCTAGTGCTACAGCCGAAGAAGCCTGGCTTTGTTGCCCGGCTGAAGGTCCAATCGCGATTGCGTTCGTACCCTGTGTAGTTTGACCAGCCTGATATCCGATGGAAACGGCAAATGAACTTTGATTTGTTTTTCCAGAATTATATCCAAGTGCCAAAGCCGAATCACCCTGTTCGGTTTGACCTGCGCTGGTTCCAACTGATATCGAGTTAGTACCCTGAAGCCAACCTCCGGCTCCGTTTCCAATTGCTACAGCTGATTCACTTTGTTCGTTTTCGCCTGCTCCATTTCCAATCGCTACAGAACAAGTACTTTGTTGATTTGTACCGGCATTTAAGCCAAGTGCGATAGATATACTACTTTGGCTGTTCTGACCTGCACCGTATCCGATAGCAATTGAGCTCTCACCTTGTGACACACTTCCGGAATTGGTTCCAATTGCCACAGTTTGACTGCTCTGACCCGTTTGCCCGCTATTCGTACCGATAGCGATCGCCATTGGATTTTGTGCCGAATTTCCAGATTGGAAACCAATAGCAAGAGAACCGAATCCCTGTCCGGTAGAACCAGCAAGATTCCCGATAGCAATAGAACTGTTCGACTGCCCAGTTTGACCTGCATTATTCCCAATTGATATGGCATTGTCCTGTTGATTTGACAGACCAGCTGAATTTCCGAATGCCAAGGAGTTTATATTTCTGCCGTTTCCGGAGACGGCAAGTTTATTCCATATATTTATTCCGTCTCCGATTTTTAGAAGATTCAAATCAGTATCCAATCCAGGTTCTCCCAATTGTAATACAGATGTAGAAGCGGCCCATTCCGCTGTGCGTCCTCGGCGGAGCAGAAACGTAACTGATTCCGTCATCTTTATATTATTCAGGGTTTTCCTCCGTTCAAAACTAACATATCAGACATAAACGAAATCCCACCATCAACAACTGTAGCTCTCGAAACAATCGGATTTCCACCATCGTAAAAACTATACTTATTAGGTTTGCGAGGGATGAAACAGCAATTGATTTGAACTACTCCAACTCCTGGTATTGATCTGTAAGATGGTGATTTTTTCACTTCACGACTCGCCCCCACCCCCAGTCGAGCCCGGTACATTCTGTTTGTAATATGACTCATATGAAAGAGTAGGTGGGGCAGGCTGGTTCTTGATGATCGGATCTACATATTTGTTAAACAATTTTTGGCCAACGATAATAGATGCCTGATCTTCAGTCATTTCTCCAGTTTCAATCTTACGTTTCAACTGAAGCATATCAAAGAATGTTTGGTCAAGTTTTCCATTCATGTGCATATTAAAGATGGTCGGGAACTCGTCAAAGAGGAGTTTGTTATCATCCTGCATCTTCTTCGACCACAGTGTGGGATTAGATTGTTTGAGATTGCGATTACGACGAAATGACTCATCCATATCGCGTACAAGTGCCTGAATCTGGATAGAACTCAATGTCGTCATTTTTCTTATTTCCTCTAGATACATTAAGATGGCAAGTTTAACCCCAGCACCGACAACCGTACATTCAAATGGCATGGTTGTAGCCACTGGAATACCGAAAGAATCAGTAGGAACTCCGCAAAATTTAGCAGGTGGACTTGTAAATGGCGCAGCGGCTAAAACGGCTGCTTCGATAGCAGCACAGTCAAGCCATGCAGTAAAAGCCGGTGTCACAATGCGTGGTTCTGGAAGAAAACGTCGCGGTGGTGGAACGGCAATTTATGTTCCTGATGTTCCGGAAGGAGGAACGATTCCAGGTGTATCGTTTTCAAACAATCATGCGAATCTACTGGGAGGATTAAACCAACTTCGTACCAGCGCAGTGTATGACCATTTGGCTGGAACACAGCCTTATAAAGTCGGATCAGGTCGTCGCATTCCTGGACGTGACAGTGAAGAGTTTATAGCGGCTGGACGAAAACGTAGTCGTAAAACAAAGAAGAATGGACGCCGTCACCGTAGGAGTTCTATGGGGAAGCGCGGTAAGCGTACTCGTCGTGGTCGGGGGGTCCATCGTTCTCGCAAGTAAACAGTATGAATGGTTCACATATGGAGCAGGTCTCTTTATGTGGCTAACCTTACTGTCTTCATTGATTGTAGGAGTATTCGTGTATGTTCACACGATTAGCATATTTATGCTTCAACAGCCGGTACAGTCTGAAAAATCAATAAAGATCTCTTAACAGTATTTGGAAATATCAAAATAAAAATCAGAATCCGTATCACGGCAAACGATTGACTTCTTCTTCTTTGACAACAAAAGGGAAAACTCCTTTTCGTTATTGAACAAATATATTTCATCAAACCGTTTATCTGCCATCAAGTCCGCAGCGCGAGTCTTAAACTGACGGTGAAAATCCAGTATGATATCTTCTGAAACTGGTTGATGAATTCGTTCGCGTATCCTGCGTATAGCAGTATCGACTCCAGTGTATACGATACATCCAACTGTTTTATACCCAGCCGATTTCAACGTGTCCAACAGTTCTCCAATCCGCCTCTTTCGGAGACAGGAGCCTGAATACGAAAATGACGTTCCGGCACGAATGTGTTCCTTAACCATTTCAAACGCACGGATAGATCGTTCTTCTTGCGTACCCAACTGTATTTTGTCAGGGTCCACAATTGAAAAATTAGATAAACCTGCGTGTTCTACCATTCTTTCGATATTGCTTGTTTTTCCAACACCAGATGGACCACAAACGAGTAGTCCAAACTTCATCTCCTTATTTTAGGCAGTGATTTTGTAAGAAGTTCATTTAGTTCACTTGTAAATTTCAAACAGTCTTCGTGAGTAGTGATACCGGTCAGAATAATCTTTCCAGTTCGAAATACTTTAGCAGTCCATTTCGTTGGCATGAACTGAATCTTTACACCCGGATATACATCTGGGTTATAAGAAGCAACGACACCATCAACGCCACGCAGGGAATTGTACAATGTCTCTCGTGCTACTGTAGTTTTGGGATTCAACTCAGTTGTATAGTTCATCAACACAACTCTGCGAGTCAATGTCTCAATCGACTCCGGTGGATCAACCAAACAATCTCGACATCTATCCCAGATGATCTTGGAAAGAATCTGGATACAACATTTGTCATAGTCGTCATGTAGAACGCCAGTCAAATGAAAGACTCCATTCTGGAAGATTTTGATAGTAATCTCTTTCATAGGAAGCGTTCCGCCTCCATCGTTCATCATGACAAGCGTTATTGAGTTGTGTCCAAACCCAGTAGTGCTCGTTTTCTCATCCTTCTTTGAACGTCTGCGAATCTTATCACGCGAACTTTCACCTCTGCGAAGAACTCCGCGCTTCTCAATCTTTATGATATGATCGTTAATCGGTAGTTTTTCAAGAAGCATATCAGTTTTCAGTTTCAGATTCATCGTGTAGAGTACAACCATCGTTGATAGTTTTGGGGGCTCCATTTTTGAGAGGTCTGACATACACAATATCAATTTCGTTTTTCCACGCATGAGGGATACTTTCTGGATGGATCGCAATCATGTGTGTTTCGAACTTTCGAATGATTCGTCTAATTCTGGCTTCGTGTTTTGGGTCTAACATCCAACCCGGTTCAAGGAATCCCAAAAACAATATACACTCTTTGTGATGTTGAAGTACTTTTTCACATTCGTCGGCCAGACAGTCTGAACTTACTTTAGACATATCAATCGTACATTTGGAGCGCAAATCCTCATTTGGATGTAAGTATAAATACAAATGAAGCATCTTATTTGGTAGTATAATATCATTGGCTAAATCAAAAATAAATAGTAAATCATTGTCTTCTTTGTTGAATTGCGATGGCTATAGTAGAACCCACAGTACAAATTGCGAACCCGATGGTTACACCTATTAGAAATGGAGCGGTACCTCCTGTACAAACTGTAAGAATTAACGACCCAATGGTCAGAGCACACGCCACATATCCGATAAATTTTAGTTTTTCAATAAATAGCATTGCCTGTACAATACTGTTTATTGAAGTATATTATATCTAATCCATTTTCTGTAAAAAATATATCAACAACGGATACATTTAGAAACAACCCAGAGTGATCCGATTGTTGAGAGAATGAGAACAGCAATTCCAAATGCTTCGGTATCCAAGATACAATGCGAAGCTACTGAAGTTCTAGAAAACAGAGTGATACACGCTCCGCCATTGAAGTCAATAGGGTACGGCCTCTCTATGGTGATATAGTTCATGGTAGTAAATGAATCGTAGTCCATCTTTTGAGAGGATTATTCTGAATCTTAAACAATTCCATTTTTACATCTTGTAGTGGTTTGGATCGTTAATCTTCAATTGGGCAGGAGCACCAGTAGGGGGAACACGAGGATGCGGGATGTTGGTGCGATTGCGTCCGCCCCATCCACGATGCGTTATTGCGTGCTTGACAAAAGGCGCTGGGCCACCCACCTTGGGAGCGCGAGAGCCGAAGGTGTTTCCTCCGCCGCCTTGGGGGCCCGTAGGAGACGTCACGAATATAGCCCTCGCAGGATTGTAGGGACGAGCAGAATAAGAGTTGAAAGGAGGTACATCCTTGACGCCTTGGGCACCAGATGTATTTGTTGTGACGCAATTGATGGGATTCAATGGTCCAGTTTTATGGAACTTGACATCTGGAATGGTATCGACAAAATATGACTTCGCTTGAGGACTGTATTTTTGTGTACAAGGTCCAACCACATTCGCAATCGTTCCAGTGGGAGTGACTTGCGCGGTGTACCCCATATTTAATCCACGAATAGATCCATCTGCGTTACCATTCTCATTGACAACTTGCGACGCAGGGGTGCTAGCCAGACACCGTCCTGATGTGTTCGTACCACTTGTAAGAATCTTACCGGATGAAAAATTGTCCTGACCCAATGAGCGTGCGCCCAAACTCATTGTATAACTGGAAGCATCCTGTACCTTACCGCCAAAGCCCGTGCCAGCGTAACTCATAACACTCTTGGAGTTCAGCGTAGGAGTAACTGAAGGGTCCTGTACATTGTTTATTACGTGGTCTGTGCGGCGGTTTACATTTGTAGCGGCAAGTTTAGTACGCCACGTAAAAGACGACGCATCAGGAAGACGCATCTGGGTGTCAATAACTTTGGGGCGGTTTATTGCCATTCGGTTCAAATAGTCTGTATACGACATTTGTGTTTCTGGGTGATTTTAAATCAAGTCAACGTGAGTCAACATATGGCGGCGACAGCATGTTCGGTTTAGTCCGAGCTCGTCCAAAGCACGTCCTTCTGCGGTCTTTGTAGTAGTCTGTGTTAGATAGACCATCTCATCATTCGCGGGGCGGCCGTCCTTCTTCTTGTTTTCCTCTACAAGCTTCAAATACGGTAACCATTTGCCCGCCAAAACGTTATTACACGAAACACAGCGGATTGGAATAATCATTTTTACCTTTGTTCTATAGTATTGTCTATATCCATTTTCTATGGAACAAACAAGAGAATGAAGAAAGACATTATCGGAGCCCTCGTCCTGGCTGGCGTATTTGTCGTGATGCTTGCGACTGGCGTAAAATTCCCGTGGATTCTAGAGTACAAACTCCACCTGACCCGCCCGGTTTCCACTATATTAATATTGGGAGCAGTAGCAGTACTATATGAATACAACTACCGGGCGACTGCGCTTGTAGCAGGATTGTTATCAATCTATCTGCTAAAAACGATTTGGGTAAACTGGCCTAGTTCTGATGAGCGTCGTCTGTACCTCGAGGTTGGTCGTGATAATGCCAGATTTGATCCAAACACGAGTATTGATTTACAGTTTGCGAATGGCACTGCTAAACATGACATGCCTCATTTGCTGGCTCCTCCTAGTTTTACAGAGTTGTTGATTTTTCCTCCTTCCGCTGAAACACAGCGTGATATGAACGGCGAGTAAGCCTACCAAATCATAGAAAGTTCAGTCGCATTCCAGTACTCGGATACTCCGTTCGGAAGGCGACGATTAAACCAGAAAGCAGCGAGTTTCTGCTCTTCGATTTCACGTTGAGCAAGATTCCATACAAACCGAGGATCAGATGTTATGAGCCCATCAAGGCCTGCCAAAGGTTTCGCACCCTCTGCTAGTTGCTGCGCACGAGTCGCTAGCAGAACGGTATATTCATATTTAGAATAGTATGGCATAGTTATGCGCTCTCCTTTTTGAGACTCCAGAATATTGTCACGGTGAATACTGGCAACTTCAGGATGAAGAATGTGAGATGATGCGCGAAGCTCCTCCATTTGTGTTTACTATACAATTGGTTCACACCCTTTATTCCGTTTTCACTCTGGAGGAATAATAGTAGTACAGGAATGATCGAGTTGCTAGGAGTTTTTGGAGATGATCTTACGGTTGTTAATGCCGCCCGTGTTTCGTTTGCGAAAGAGTCAGAAGAATTCTCGCAAAAGGACGAGGCTCTCATCAACTATCTAGCAAAACATAAGCATAGTTCTCCATTCTTCCATCCTCAATTAAGGTTTCGTATTAAGATGCCAATCTTTATAGCACGAGAGTGGTACCGTCATCAGATAGGATTTGCTCGAAATGAAGTGTCTCGTCGTTATATTGATACTACGCCAGAGTGTTGGATTCCCGAACCAGATCACTTCCGTAAGCGGGATCCAAATTTGAAGCAGGGAAGTTCTGACTTGCCAGTTCAGGGAGCGGAGTTTCTTCATGAGATAATGAAGATACAGGTAAATTGCTGTGTCGAATTGTACAATCATTTACTGAAACAACATGTGGCACCCGAAATCGCACGGTGTATTCTTCCTCAAAGCATGTATACCGAGTTCATTGAAACTGGTAGTCTTGCTGCGTATGCTCGTTTGTATTCATTGCGCTCCGATCCAACTGCTCAATTGGAAATTCGAGAATACGCTCAAAAAATTGGAGATATCATTGAAAAACATTTTCCAGTATCGTGGAAGGCGTTAACTAGCTCGCCATCCCACTCTGCTTCCACGTAGTATCGCAGTTCGCACATTGGTACATCCAAATTAGTTCTTTCGCATCCAATTTTACAGCCACAACATCTGGAGTCGCACCACGCTTGGTGGGGCATTCAGCAGACGGACACACAATCTCTGTAAAACGAGGTAGTGTGGGATCGTGTTTCAAATAAGGATTCAAAGCAAGTCGGTCTGATTTGTCTTCTCGGAGTATATGCTCATAGACGACAGGGTTCTCCCGAGTTACAGGTTCTGTATATTCGCATTTTCTACACGACAATACCGCGAACTTCTTCCCTTCATCATTAGTATCTTCATCAATACTATAAAGCACATTGCGACAAGAAGGGCAGAATTTCATTTCTTATGATTACTTGGGAAGGTTTCTATAAATTCCATTTTTCAACTGCGTTAAAAACGGACAAGCGCACAACTAATTGTCTCGACCTCAAGTACGAATGGAGAACAGAACGAGTCTACGTGAGTTTCTGAACGCCAACAAGTCAGATAGTGTATTTACACACACTGGTCTGAAAGGCGGGAAATTCTTCATCAAAGATGAAGATACGTCCAAGTTTTATGATCTATATACGGAGTCCATTCTAGATGGTGATTTTGTTCACCTCGTAGAGAAAAATACCCATATCGGCGCTCTTCGTGTTGATTTTGATTTCATCTACAAACCCAATGTAACAACACACCAACATACGCGTGATCAAGTTGTAGCCTTCTGTAAGGCATATATGGATACGGTAGCAGAGTATATTCAGCTACCCCCCAAAGTAGAAATGTTTATCATGGAAAAGCGGAAGCCAACTCTTGAAGTTGACAAGAACCGAATGAAATCTGGGATCCACATCGTGGTACCAGATGTATGTACTACCAGCATGGTAGAACAGAGCGTTCGCCGAACTCTACTCAAAGTAGTCGCTGGATTCTTTCCCGACCTACCATTGACAGACTCATGGGAGAAGGTATATGATGAAGCAGTTGTCAAGCGTTCCGTAAACTGGATGCTGTATGGGTCCCGTAAGGGACATGAGAATTCTCGCCCATACGAGACTCGCTACATTGTAAATTATGAAAATGGCAAGGTAAGTATTAACACTACATTACCAGCGATAACTCCTGCTCTAATCAAGCGTCTTTCCATTCGTCGTCAAGATGAGGATGAGACTCCAATGACAGAGAAGGGGCAGTTGACATATTCCGGTGTTCAGGCAGAGGTACGGATTTCTGGGGGACGAGCGGTAACACCTGCTCGTGGACGCCCCACCGCGCGTGGCGAGCGCCCCAATTCTCGCGCTTCGTCTCCCACTGGCCGCATTGTTCGCAATCTGGATCCAGAGGAGAAGGAGTATCTGAAGGAACACGTGATGAATCTTAAGAAGGAGCGAGCAGAGGTCTACAGTGATTGGGTACATGTAGGCATTTGTCTACACAATATCCATCCCGATTTGCTTGACATATTTCTGGATTTCAGTTCTCAAATTGAAGACAAGTATAACGAGGCAGATTGTATCCAGAAGTGGAACACATTTACATTCCGCAATGATGGAGACCGTGCTGGAGTTGGAACTCTGCGCTATCTATCACGCACTGACAACCAAGACGGATATATCCAGATTGAATCAAACAACGTTGAACGACTCATTGTAGCAGCATGTTCTGGAACAGAGCATGACGTAGCATGTGTTATTCATGCGAAGTTCCGAGACAAGTATATCTGCTCTGATTTCGGAAAGAATGTATGGTATCGTTGGGCAGGACACATTTGGTCAGAGACTGATTGTGGTATTGACCTTCAACTCAAACTTTCAAAGGAAATCGCACAAGAATTCTTCAAGCGCGCCAATCGCCTTGGTGTTGAACTAGAAGGAAAAAGTTGTACTACGGAAGGAAAGGGAGATTGCGGGGTATGCGATTACTGCCAGCGTGAGGAAAAGCGCATGGGATTCATGCGCATCTACACAAAATTGAAGACCACCACCTTCAAGAACAACGCAATGAAGGAATGTCGCGAGCTGTTCTTTGACGAGCAATTCACCAAGAAGGTAGACTCTAACAAGGAGTTGATTGCCTTCAACAATGGAGTGCTTGACTTGACAGACTTTACGTTTCGTGATGGCCGCCCAGAGGATTACATCAGTTTCTCTACTGAAATTGATTATGACACTGAGCGCAAGTATTATGATTACCAGGAGTGGCCCCAGATTGAGACCTTCATCGCACAGGTTCTACCTGACCCGGAAGTGCGACTGTACTTTATGCGTCATCTGTCAACTTGCTTGATTGGCGGAAATCGTGCTCAAAAGTTTCATATCTTGACAGGCTCCGGTTCTAACGGTAAGTCGATGTTGATGAATTTGACATCAAAGGCACTGGGAGATTATGCTGCGGTTGTACCGATTTCATTGTTCACTCAAAAGCGTGGTAAGTCTGGGGCTGCGGCTCCGGAGGTTATCCGTTTGAAGGGTAGACGGTTCGTAACAATGCAGGAGCCAGATGAGAAGATTGCCTTGAATACTGGTCTCATGAAGGAGATTTCATCGTGTGAGAAGATGTATGCGCGTGACCTGTTCAAATCTGGTTGTGAGTTCGAGGTACAGGCCAAGTTTCATTTGGCATGTAATGAGAAGCCAGAGATCAACACGACTGATGGCGGCACTTGGCGTCGTTTGGTTGTTATCAACTTTACTTCAAAGTTTGTAGACAAGCCTTGCGAGGTTCATCACTTCCCTATTGATGAAACAATCCAGCACGCAGTAACATCTAGTGCTTGGGCGACTCCTTTCCTGAACTATCTGATTCACACTCTCAAGGAAGGCAATGGATTCAACAAGTTGCCTACTCCGGCCAAGGTTATGGAGTATACAGATGAGTATCGCAATGACACAGACGGTATTGCGAAGTTTATTTCAGAGAAGATCTCGACTATCGAAGATGGAGATACGATTGTCCCAGTGTTGAAGGCGCAAATTCAAAGTGTTTTCAAGCAGTGGAAACTTCAGAATGAACAGTTGTCTTTATCGGTATCTGACTTGGTTAAGCGAGTTACCGAGAAGTATGGTAAGTATCAGGCTGGAGGTTGGACTAATTTCAGATTGACGGACTAATGTTTGCGTGAGCGGTGCTTGCGAGAACGGCGGTGCGTTTTTCGATGCTTGCGACGGCCTGCTGTGGGCCCAAGCGCCTCACCAGACGGCGCCATAGAGGGTGAACTAGGAGAAGCAGTACCGAGAACAGCCGCCTGTTCGGCCGGGGTGCCGACCGCAGAAGCAGCCAGAGGCGCTACCTCTTTCGTAGTATCAGTAAGGCCCATGGACGCAGTCTGGACAGGCTTGCCCCATGAAAAGGGATTCCACCAAGCACCTCCACGTTTTGTTTTTCTGTGTTTCGCCATTTATTGTTATAGAGATACTTTAACGACGACCGGCGATTGGCACATACTCACGGAGGCGAGGCAGTACCATCGATACTATCATGAAGAATACAACCAGATTCAACGCATGAACCAAGGCATCGCCAATGTTGATCTTTATTCCTGCGATGGTAATCACAAGTTTCGATACTCCACCATCTACAGACGCCAAAGGGGAAAGCAAGGGCAGAATAATATCGCGAATCATTGCGCCAAAAAACTGGCTCAATACAAATCCAGCATAGATACCCAGGCCTGCTATTAAAATCTCATTTTGGGGACTCATTTTAATTCTTTTAACTGAAAAGAATAATGGACGTTTCCTATTGGGGTCCGTCAGGATGGCAGTTATTCCACTTAATAACGTTTGAGAAAGGGATGTTGGAATCAAAAAAACACCTGTTTTATGCGATGAAAGATGTACTACCGTGTAAATATTGCCGTGCGTCTGCGAATGAATTCATTAAGGAAGTTCCGATTGATAACAACCTGGCGTTCTGGTTGTATAAATTTCACGACCGAGTCAACAAAAAGTTAGAAGCCCAGCATGAAGATGATCCGAACATACCTTTGCCAGTCCCGAGCCCTCCATTTTCAGAGGTTGTGAATCTTTACACAGAACTCTTGAAGAAGGGTCCAACAAATATACCTGGCAGAGATTTCCTTTTTAGTGTTGCCTATAACTTTGATCCTGAATACCGAAGTGCTCATGAACAATTCTGGAAATATTTAGTCAAGGTATATCCATTCTATAGGACACATATGGAGATGCCGGACATGACAAATAATCAAACCTATCTTCGCAGTGTACATGCTATGTTTTCAAAGATGAGGAGCATTCCCTCCTTACAGAGTGTCAGACAACAACTTGCGTATTACAAAAGTGGTTGTAAATCAAAAACATACAAAGGAAAGACGTGTAAGAAGGTTGGTTCAGGGTATACAAAAAGACGTGATAGACATAGAACATATAAGTTAACACATTCACGGCTTCTTTAATGCTTCTACTGCGCGAATATGCTTCGTAGAGTACTTACCATTCTTTCCACTTCCCTTCTCTTTCTGGTTCTTTTTTGATTCCTGACGAGTTTTAGGTTGGTCCATAATTATACTGTTTCAAATAAAAAGAATCGTAATTCGTTTTTATTTGAGTTCAATACATTTCTCTTTCAAATTCTTATACTGCATTTGTGGAGGTGCCTCCAGAAGTGTTTGATGTAATTTCCTACAAACATGTTTCAATCTCTTATGCGTATTAAAGGATATTCCTTGAATGCTGCCGGTTCGGTCGGCTGATGAAAACTCAATAAGTTTTTTAATCACATTGTACCGGAGGTCAGGCTTTGAAGAAATTAGAAACACACAATCTGGGTTATCCAATCTGCGATACATATTAATTATGTTGATGGCTCTGTCTTCCCGATTCGCAGTGTTTTCAGTTTTTCCTAGTAAACCTTGTATCAGCTTTACTAAGACACTAAAATCGTGAGCAATACATTCCTCCTTTGGAATTTTAGTGCTAACACGATATTGTCTTGGTAATGCTAAGTTGAGGTTAAGTCTTGAATTCCAATCAAGGAACTTCATAACGTCTTTCACTCGCGGGATCATTTTTGATGTCTGTATATCGAAAAATAAAAATCCATTTTAATGCTCAAAATTTGGAGTATTAAAATGACATGTATGATTTGCCACGAAGAAATGGACATGGAGGAGTTCGGAGATGAGCGAGACGGTACTGAAACGTGTTTTAAACTGGGGTGTGGTCACTCGTATCACACGCGATGTGTAATATCATTTATGGAACGAACAAAATACAAGTGCGTCGCATGTAATCAAGAACAGGCCCCCGAACAAAAACTGGAATTAGACGGAATCATAGATGGGATTTTGAGAGAAATGAGAAAAAACGATGAATATCGAGTAGCAAAACACGAATACTGTGAGGCACGGAAAGAATACAAAGATGTGCTAAGTAAATGGAGAAAAAGGTGTGATGAATTCGTAAGACAATGCTCTAGCGAACTAAAATTGACAGAACATCGTAGTTATTATTTGTCTACGAAGTCAAATTTGAAACGTGTTACGATAGAAGAGGCCAGGAAAAAAGGTACCAGATATGTCGGTGCTCTGAACAGTAAACGAGGTGGATATAGATATGGTCATACAGTGTTAGAAGAGTTCTTGTTTGGCCGACGGTGGCCTGAATACTCCTTACTTCATCCGCGTCTTCGGACGACTATTTAAATCCAGAAATAGTAAAATGAACTTACTGATCCCGATCGTAATGGGTACGACTGCTTTCTGCTACATTCATTCATTCAATCACATCATGAAACTTTACAAGGATTCTGGATATACTCTTACATGGTCAGAACTCCTTGATAAAAATTTGAGTTTGATGCGTGGTTAACACGTTTCAACCCACCAATATATGCTGTATAAATCCCTGATGTTGTGTTGATTAGCAACATTCTTGGCGCAATCCAAATCAGTGTATGTATCATTAGTGTGAACTACATTACCAGTATGGAGAGAGCGCCAGACAAGTCGATAGGTTGGCATTTTGTTTTTCAATCTATTTCTTATACATTCTGAATCCATTTTACAGCTTGAATCGTTTCTTAAAATCTGCGATTGATGCCTTTAAGGATGGTTTATTCCAGAGTACCCATTTCGCAAGAGCGCCAGGAGTGTCTGGCTTTTCCCAATCTTCTCCCATTCCCGAATGGCGTTTGAGATAACGTTGCTTACGAGTCTTATCTTTATGCTTGGTGTAATCAGACATACCCGCGGCTCCAAACGAAACAACCTTCTCCTTGCCATCATCTTTCTCGAATACTGCGTCCCATTTCTTCTCCTTGCGATGAGACTTGCGTATTGTTTTCAAACGCATTTGTATTAATTGTGTAGAATATTCCAATTCGTATCAAACACGATTTCAGCCCCACTTTTTATTAACTTCGTATGTTCATCGTATAAATCTTGAATTGATCCTATGAATACGTCATTTCTCTCCAGATTTACGATGTGTGGTAAAATAACAGTAGTTAACCAATAATTGTCGTTATTATACACATCTTCTTGGAAGATGCGTATAATTTTATAGCCAGCTGCCTTTGCTTTTTGCATCTTGAAAACATCCCTTTTCATTGTTTCCTCCGGTTCTCCCCAATTTCCTACCTGCTTGAAATGTTGCCTCCCATCAAGTTCTATTATAATTTTAATATCGGGTATCATGAAATCATATCTGAAGTGTTTACCAGTAATAGGGTTAACACACCAATCTACTTTATATTCTTTAACTGTATTAGGATAAATAGACTTTAACCATGCATACAATTTACTCTCAGTTTTATTAACACATATAGGACATCCTGCTCCTCCAAGGTGAGAGTTTGGCGATTGTTCAAATACTCCACATTTCTTACATATAATTTTTACAGGATTTCTACTTTTATCATAAATAGACAAAGAATAGTCATATAAATTTCCATGAACTTTTTTTGCTTCTAAAACAAAGTCATCTAAGTTATATACGAATGTACAGCGTTTACATCCGTATCCTTTTAAATGATTTTGTGGATTTTGTTCAAATTCCCCATGTATCTTACAAATAATCACAATCGGATCTTTACAACTATTCCATTTACTCTGAGAGTAATCATATAAATCCCCATGAACTTTTTTTGCTTCTATAATAAATTCATCAATTGACTTTCTTTGTTTATCATGAGACAATATTTGCCCGCACAACTTACATCCACATCCTTGTAAATGTGAAGCAGGAATTTGTTCAAAATCTCCGTGTTTTTTACATGTAATAGTTACGTATGTCTGTGAGTTTATGTACTTAACCTTTGTATAGTCGTACGCATCGCGATGAACTTCATTTGCCGTTTTTATAAAATAATCCAATGTATATCTGTTACTATCCGCACGTTTAATAACTCCGCAGTTAGAACAACCATTCTTTGCGGCATAATGACGCCAGGGTGTTTGCTGAAATTCTCCGTGAATACTACAAACAATAGTAACAGGGTGATCTACGCCATTCATAATTACTTTAGAGTAATCATACGTATCACCATGTACTTCTTTTGAACGCATAATAAATGTATCAATACTTAATTTCTGAACTCTTTTCATATTGGCAATGCCGCATCCTCTACAACCCTTTCCAGATAAACAATTGTTGGGAGTTATGAAGAATGAACCGTGTTCATTACAAATAATTTCTACTTTTGTTTTTGCGTTGATGTAAGCGCATTTATGATATAAATACCTTTCGCCATGAACCAGTTTAGCGTTTTTAATGAAAGTGTGCGTCTTATTTTCTGCCATATTATTACTCAATTTTATACTAATTCATTCATCCATTTTGTATTAACACTTTTGTTTTGCCCACCACTTCTTGGCCTTCAAAGATTTACTCTTTGCTTTGCGAGCAATATCGGAATCGGTTGTATGATATGTTTTTCCACATAGCAAAAAGGAATGTACGCGTGCGTATCCCCACTGCTGGGCTGTAGCGCCGGGGCGATGTCCGGTTCTCCAGGCAGCCATTCCGCGATTGTACGAGTCCTTTATGTATTTTAGCGGAACTCCGGATGCTTTCGATTTATCTTCTAATGATTTTGCGTCAGGAAATTTCGACTTCCATGCGGCAGTATAGTTTGACCTGCGAGTTTTCACACCCTTATCTGTTTTGAACCCCACATATGCCAATGGATTTTTCCATGACATTGATCCGAACTTCTTTATTTCACGCCTTCTCTGTGTTTTCTTACGTTCTGACAATCCTTGGAAATACCGCTTTGGGGTATACATCTTATTATACCATTCATACAAAACTTCGTAAGACTTCAGATAATTGAATCGGGGTAATATAAAATGGAGAAGTGGTATGAACTCGTACGGAACCTATCCGATGAGCAAGAAAACCAGAAACAATTCAAAGAGTTAACGACAACCGTTTTTCGTCTCCTAACGACTCGCAAAATCAAGGACATGCGGAAATTTGAGCAGAGATTGGGTCCAGAATATGAACAGTTCGTAGAGGACTTAAAATTCCCGGAGGGTATGGTTCAAGACTTGTTGAAGAATGACGAGTTCTTCGAATTAAGTTTGAAACTACAGTCAAAATACAAGCGCTAACATAGGTGGAAAACGAATCCATCTAAAGACTATATCCATTAGTATAAAGAATGGGGGACACTATTATCGGAGTCCAGTTCGGCATTGCCAACCCAGATGATATTGTATCACGAAGCGTAGTAGAAGTAACAACAGATAAGACATATCAAAGTCAACTTCCTGTGCCGAATGGTGTATTTGATTCCAGGTTTGGAGTTACCGACCATGGTAAGATTTGTCCTACATGTAAGCAGACGAATCTATTGTGTCCTGGTCACTTCGGTCATATCCGATTGGCCCGTCCAGTATATCTATACCAATTTATTGAAATTATTCAAAAACTCCTGGTAGTGGTTTGTTTGACCTGTTCAAACCCTTACGTCCCCGATGAAGAGTTGGAGCGTATCGCACAAACCGCAAAGGGAATGGAACGGTTTGATATTGTACGTGAGGCAACTGCCCACTACAAGACTCATGCTCTGAAGGAGTCGAAAGCGTGTACCCATTGTGGCTCACGCGCTATTAAGAAAGTATCTAAAATTGAGAACTCTGTAGCCGCACTCCAGGCATCCTCATTTGATGAGGGGACAGACCCGTTTCCGCTACAGCCTGAAATGGTATTGCGTTGTTTTCAGCGCATTACCGATCACCATGTAACTCTTATTGGATTGAATCCTAAATTTAGCCGTCCTGATTGGATGGTATGTACTGTGCTGGCAGTCCCTCCGTTGACGGTTCGCCCGTCAGTAGTTATGGACGACAACCAGCGCATGGAAGATGATTTGACTCATAAGCTGATCGTAATTTTACGTCAGAATATGAAACTACGTGAGAAGATTGACAAAGGCGAGAACGCAAGTGTAATTGACAGCCTGACTGAATTGCTTCAGTTTGATGTAGCAACATATGTGGATAATGATATTAAGGGACTTCCTCCCGCCGCCCAGCGTTCCGGACGCCCGCTTAAGACATTGAAGTCACGGTTAGGTGCCAAGACTGGTCGTGTGCGTGGAAACTTGATGGGAAAGCGTGTTGATTTCAGCGCGCGTTCCGTTATCACCCCTGATCCAAACATTGACGTCGACGAACTGGGTGTACCAGAAGAAATCGCAATGAATTTGACTTTCCCTGAAATTGTGACATCATACAATCGTGACCGCCTTATGGTCGCGATTCGCAACGGCCCTACCAAATACCCGGGCGCAAAGAATGTGGAACTCCGCGATGAGAACCGCACTGTGCGTCTTGGATATGTGGCCCGTGAAGCACTAGACATCAAGGAAGGAGATGTCGTCCACCGCCATTTGGTTGACGGTGATGTGGTGTTGTTCAATCGCCAGCCTTCTCTACACAAGGCTTCTATGATGTGCCACCGCATTCGTGTATTGCCGTATTCTACCTTTCGTTTGAATGTAAGCGCCACCAAGCCGTATAATGCGGACTTCGATGGTGATGAAATGAATATGCATGTTCCCCAGAGCATCGCAGCGGCAACTGAATTGAAAATCATCGCAACCCTTCTCCGGCAGATTGTATCTCCGAGAACTTGCCAGCCTATCATCTCTGTGTTTCAGGATACCCTAACTGGAGTATATCGCATCTCCCAAAAAGACGTTGCGATCCCCGAACACATTGCCATGAATATCCTAGCACGTACGGGTCGTCCTATTGGCCAGTTCAAGCGCATGGATATGCCTATGGCTGGAACTGATGTAATCTCACATGCCTTCCCATTGATGAATTTGAATGGAAACGTAAAGATTGAGGATGGTCGCCTGACAAAGGGAGTTCTAAACGACTCCGCTCTGAAGGGTGCCTCGAATGGAATTGTACATTCCGTATACAGTGAGTTTGGACCGGAGCGCTGTGGTCAAATGATCAATTCGATCCAGAACATTGTTACGAAATACAACATGTTCTCTGGATTCTCTACTGGTCCGTCTGACCTGATAACAACTGCAGAAGCATATGCTTCGATTGACAAGATTATCAAGGATGGCAAGCAGAAAGTAGCCGATATCCTGTCCAGCGTTCATGCTGGTCGGTTTCAGGACCCTAACGGACGTGCTCCGGGTGAGGCCCTTGAGATTGGTATCATGGCAGGAATCAATGAAATGAACAGCAAGGTGAATAGTGCGGTCGTAGATAACCTACTTCCGACCAACCGAATGATTATCATGTCAGATATGGGTGCCAACTCGAAAGGTAAGGCAGACCCCAACTTGATGCAGATGATTGCGACACTTGGCCAGCAGAATGTAGATGCCAAGCGTATCCAGTATTCTATGGATGGTCGTACTCTGCCGCATTTCCCCAAATATGATGACGGTCTGGAGTCCCGTGGATTCGTAGAGAATTCATTTATCTCCGGTATTCGTCCTGCGGAGTTCTTCTTTCATGCGATGGGAGGACGCGAAGGATTGATTGATACCGCAGTAAAGACTTCAGACACTGGCTACATTCAGCGCCAGTTAGTAAAACTTATGGAGGACATCCACGTAGAACAGGACGGAACAGTCCGCGATATTAACGGTGCGATTGTTCAGTTCTTGTACGGAGATGATGGAATCGACGCAGTTGGAATTGAAAAGCAAGAATGTGAACTTGGAACTCTAACTATGGAACAAGTTTACTCTGCCTTTGCAGCTACTCGCGAAGATTTCAAGAGTGTGTCACCGAACACCGGTGAGACACCCACTGATATGGTTGAGCAAATATTAGCAGACCGCGAAATGATTGTAAAACATGTGATTCGCAGTATTAACATGACGAAGTTCCGACTTCCTGTACATCTTGATCGAATCATTCAGAAGTATCGCAATCCCTATCTTGTAAAGACTGATCTGACCCCAGAGTATGTGGTTGATGAGTTGAATAAGATGGTTCGCCTGTCGTATATGGCAGATAACCGTCTATTCCATTCCTTCCTCCGATACAATCTCGCCCCGAAGAAGTCAATTATCGTTCACCGGTTTACGGTTGCGCTCTTTGACGAACTGATTCGCGAGATTAAGTTCAAGTATAAGAAAGCGATGGTTCATCCAGGAGAGATGGTTGGACCTCTGGCTGCCCAATCAATTGGAGAGCCGACGACACAGCTCACACTGAATACCTTTCACCAGGCAGGTACCGCCAAAGCGAATGCCACCCAAGGTGTTCCGCGTATTCAGGAGTTGTTGAGTGTCTCGCCAAATCCCAAGAATCCTTCCAACATAATCTATCTCATTCCGTCTATGGCGGAATCTAACCAGAGCGCTATCGCAAGCATGAAGGAGATTCAGAAGACAATGTTACGTGATATCACAAAGTCTGTGCGGATTTATTATGACCCAAATCCGTTGAGTTCTGACTCCCTCGTACAGGAGGACAGAGATATTCTGCTCTCATATGAGAAGTTCAGTATCACTCGTGGACAAACGTGTGTTTCTCCTTGGGTGATGCGCCTTGAGTTGGATTCCAATCAGATGATGGCTCGTAACATTCTGGACATGACAAAGATTCGTGCCAGGATTGAGGCAAATAAGGTTCTGCGAGTGTACGAATGTGTACATTCGGATACCAACACACCTGGAAAACTTGTAATGCGCATTACATTTGGAAACGATGTTGTAAAGAATGCGCTGTCTCTTCGGTTTATCGAGGATAAGTTGCTAGACACCATCCTAACCGGAATTGATGGTATTGGACGAGTGTTCCCCCGCGAGAAGAAAGACGAAGTTGTATATGACGAACGTGTTGGAGGTTATGTTCCTCTTAAGAAGCAGTGGGTTTTGGATTCAGAGGGTACCAATCTATTGGATCTCTTTGTGATGCCAAACGTAGACCCAACCCGCACGTTCTCGAACAGCATTCACGAAGTACTGAGTGTCTTTGGCATTGAAACTGCTCGCATCGCATTGTACGATGAACTGATGGCAGTCTTTGGAGCAGATTCTATCAACTATCGCCATCCGTGCTTGTTGGTAGATGCTATGACATACCATGGCTATCTAATCGCAGTGAATCGGTTCGGTATGAATAAGCTGGATAATGGAGTCCTTGCCAAGTCATCCTTTGAGATGACATCCAAGGTTCTGTTCGATGCTGCCGTAGCAGGTGAGTTTGATAACATGCGAGGCGTATCAGCCAATATCATGTTTGGACAGAAACCTCCCTGCGGTACTGGATTCGTGGATATCCTGATCGATGAGTCTCGTCTCCCGGAAGGGTCTGATGAGCATGATCTGTTCGATTCTGATTTGAAACATGCTAATGCTCTTGTTGAGCAGGAAGACCGCAAGGATGAAGCAGATGGTCAGTGTCGTATGGATGACATTGTCATGGCATGGTAGTTAAAAACGGAATCATTTATTGTATGAAGATGGTTATCAATCACACAATAAATGAAGACTAATCAAAGAAGTTGGAAGTTTGCTTTTGCTATCATAGGAATTGTTCTTATGGCAATAGTAGCATTTCCATTTGTAATAGTAGGTGTATATACTAGGATGCTGCTAATGATTTAGCCTTTTTAGTTGCTGTACGCCAAGCCACCCATGCCAGACATTACACGCAGCACGTTGTAGTTAGTCGCATACACGCGCACGTCCCAGTTTTCAGTATCGGGGTCCTTTGCGAAGTTATCAGCTCCAGACATGTTCATGACGATAGTCGCAGTGTCAATGCGAGAGAAATTGGCGGTTCCGGAAGGCTGGTGCTCCTCGGGACGCAGCGCAAAGGAGTACATGTACGCCCCTACAGACGTTTCGAAACCATTTACATTGCTCCCGAACTGGCCACTGTGGTGCTGGTAGGGCTGTACCTTGTTGTAGTAGTCTCCGAAGCGACGGTCCAAACGGTCCTGACCGTTGAACTGAATCCACTGCTCGAGAACAGGGTCAGACGTGTACGTGAAGGGGCGCAGACGAGTTTGATTAAACCCGGCTGCCAGACGACAGTCGCGGAAATACGAGGGTTGTACGACCCAGATGAGCTCCTTTACAGGGTGATTGAACGTCAGATCAATACGGTTGTTCGCTCCAACGATTCCCTTATCCTCGTTGTACTGTGTCTGCTCAATGAGGTACTCGTGGGACGCCTGGGCCATACGGCGGCGCTCCTCCGTGTCCAGATATATGTAGTCGATGTACAGGGACGCCTGTACTGCCGACGGGAGATTTGCTAGAGAAGCGCTTGTGAAATTGCCGGCAATCATTTTAGGATCATTCCAGAGAACGTTGATTTTTACCTCGTGGTACTGAAGGGCAATGAGGGGCAGAGCAGCGCCAGGATTGCGAGTAAAGAAGAAAGGCAGAGGGATGTAGAAGACGTTGTAAGGCTTCTGACGACCGTTGGTGGCACACCCAGTTCCGTTTACCAATGTACAGGGGCCGCCGAGTATATTGGGGTTGACGGGTTCACAAGGACCTGCAAGCATCTGATTGAGTTTATCAGCGGCCTTCTTGTCGCTCGTCAACTGGGACCACAGAACCATGAACTCACTGTATAGACGGTCAACAACCTGTCCACCGATATCTAACTCGACATACTCGATCAAGTTGTAACCCAGGTAGCCCTGGTCGTTGTTCCACACATAATCCTCTCCATTAGCGCCCGCCCTGGGAAGAAGAACTTCTACATAGGTGGAATACAACAAATCCGCATGGCGACCGATTATCGCAGTCTGCTTGGTACCCCACTGAATCTGGCCGGAAAAGTTGATACGAAAGGGTTCCATAGCAAAGTTAGTATGGCGCTTGAACAACCCTTTCCAGAACGTAATCTGGGGATTCCCAGTGATGTATGCGTCCTGTGCTCCGTATGCTACAAGTTGTAATAAGCCACCACCCATTTGTCTTTATAATCACAAAGTCATTTTTTTAACGACGAGAATGGCGACGACGGCGAGTACGACGACGACCCGCGGTGGCCTCTAACCCGGTTTTGGGTTCCTCCATCTTCTCCTCCATCTTGGGCTCCTCCATCTTGGGCTCCTCCATCTTAGCCTCGTCTGCGCCACCCTTCTTGCCCTTGTGCCATGTCTTCTTGGCCGCCTTGAGGATATCGCCGAACTTCTTACCCTTGTGTAACTTCATCGTCTTCTTCACATGCGCCAACCACTTGTTTGCCATTTGTTTGAAATATACCGCACAAAATTATATGACGATGGACTTGTCGCCCGTGGCGGGGTTGGAGTCGTAAATTGGAGATGTATGAGACATAGGCTGGAATGAATGAGTAGCGGGGTCGGGTAGAATGGGTGTCTTGGCTTCTACTGGCTTGTATCGCAGCGCCTGTGGTTTCAATATTACACTTCCTTGCTGAAACTGCCCTATATAGAGCTCCATCATACTATCCAGAGAACCGTAATTCATCAGATTCCACTGGCATCCATACGAGAACAATATAGTGGGATTATTGTTTTTCAGGTCGGGAGTGGCATCGGGGACCACCATAGAAATGTGTTTGCGATTAGAATTGATTAGCTCTTCGTGATCATACGGCTGCGATGCTTGCATATATGATAACCTACGCAAGTTTGAAGTAGACCAAGAAAGGTTAACTAACTCTTCTATTGACGTTCCTTTGATATTTCCACCGGATACCAAGATGACCTTACCAGCAAGGTTACAGATCGGTTCTTGAGCTAAATTCTTGCGATGGTACGAATACTCTGGACCCAACATATACAACTGTAGGGTTGTTTTCAATATTTCAGCACATGCGTCTATCACATGTCTCTTGTCAGTATGGAAGACTAGACTCAAAACGAAGGGGTCGCTGGATAGTGGAGTATCTACCTTGTTGAAAGCAGAATTTGCTACTGCGACACAGCACGATTCAAATGAAACTGAGTTCTTGGCATAATCGTATCCCAGATCTTCGTTCTTTAATCCAACGACTGGTTTATCGCCGTTTCCTGCGTATACGTCCAATTCAATCAAACGAGCGCCAGCCTTGATTGCTAGAGGGATGACACCGTCTGATATGTAGTCGTACGTGTATGTAGAAGGAAAGGTAGAATACGCAGAGGATGCAAAGTAATAATCACATAGCCGAGTATTGTCTCCCGTGGGACAGCCAAGTGGAGTCAAAGCAGTTACTTTGGAGTACGTACCAAATGTGGATTTAGCGCGAAGCATTGTTGTAGCAGAATTTCCTGCCGCTGCTACGTATCCCAAGTATATCGCAAATATAACAGCCAGTACTCCAAGCCCACCCAAAACGATAAGACCTATATTTTCTGGTTTAATGTATCCACTGTCCATCTCTTGTTTAATCCATCCTAAAAAGAAGACGGCGAAATGAATTTACAACATCATCTGGAATTCGCTCATTCATCGGAATCTCAAGTAAACAGGCATAATGAAAGTACAACGAATACATACCACATTCGCTATCCTTGAATTGGTGTTTAGTTGTATTATATGTCGTCTCCATCTCTTTGTCGTGGATCCCAGCAGTAGCCCATTCATCTCTCCAACGTTTCATTAATTTCTGGATTTCATCTTCTGGTTTACGGGAGTATGAATCAAAGTATGTGACTCGTGGCATTTCCAGTTCAGGACGTATATCGCAAAACAATGCGATCCAGTGTTCTCCAGGACCGGTAGATACATCTGTGTTGAATACAATCCCTATTTCAGTCTTACCTCTGCGATAAAGGTCCTTCAAATTCGTTGAACACAGCGCATCCACAATACACTTTCCTGTTTCTGATTTTTTATCGAAGTCAATCGGGATACAGCCCAGAAAGACGTAGTTTGGGAAAAGCTTCTCAAACTGTTTTTCTAGTTTTTCTATGTCAACGGATGATAACCATTCCGTAGGATTTACGATCCAAGAATCAGGTGCCTTCGGACGATTAATCATATGGGATATGATACACTCTGCGCGCCCAGTCTTGCATTTCGCATGAAATCGTTCCTTTAACTGTTTCCAGATTTGTTCTGATGTTCCCTTGGATATAGGGGGTTCATTCTTATGTTCAGTGTTGTACACCACACGGAGATGCTCGATCTCGTCTTCTCCGAACATTTGTATTAACACAATTCTAAAAAATGGATTATAAATGTATTACATATTGACATTCAAAAATGCCAACCAAATCAAAGAAGAAGGTGAAGCGTACGGTTAAGAAGCCCCCGCCAAAAGTATGTCGGGGTTGTATCGAAGACCAGCCAAATCAAATCGCACATATGGGTGGCTGCCTGCCTAACTGGTGGGATCCCGAATGAAAATGGATTTTAGTTTATTAAAACCATTTTTCACTAAAACTACCATGGCCAACCAAGAAGATGTTAATAATCTCCGCAGGTCAGTCCTGGAATATCGCGACATAGATAATCGCGTGCGAGACCTCAATAGGCAGATCGGATCATTGCGCGAACAGCGCAAGATCATCGAACTACAGATTGTAGACGTCTTGCGTCAGCCAGAGTTTGCTACCTATCAGAAGTTGGATATCCGCGAGGATGGTTCAAGCATCAGAATCAGTCGCCCAGGTCAATGGTCTGGAGCATGGAGTCTATCAAAAGGTAGGCTAAATGATCTAATCGGACAATACTTTGCGTCTACTGTCGCACCAACTGCGAACGGATGCTACGAGTACTGTGTACGCACACAAAACATCTTGCTACGCAAGAACGAATTTGCCATCGAGCGATTCGTATCGAATAATGAGTAAAACTCTACTCATTTTTCATCTAAAACGGACTTTTACAGTTGGACCACCATACACATAAAATGGAGATACCAGTCTATAATCCTTTTAATTCTCGGAATCGTATGTTTACCAGTTCGGATATTCATACGATTTTACGAAAACATAAGTGTACACATTCCGTGAATAAGGTTGATTTATTCCAGAATGCCATGATTCATTCTTCGTACGTGAAGCGCACAGAATACACAACGCCTCAAGGAGATATCGCTAAATTAGCAGAAAGGCCATCTGATTGTTTAGAATTGTTTCCGGAATCATATGAACGTCTAGAACATTTAGGAGACTCTGTTTTAGGAGCAGCAGTAGCAACATATTTATCCATACGGTTCCCAACTCAACAAGAAGGGTTTCTCACTAATCTGCGCAAAGAACTAGTATGTAATAACATGTTGGGAGTTCTCACTCAAAAAATTAGATTGAATGAATTCTATGTTATCTCAAAGCATAATGAAGATGCGTGTAACGGGAGAAACAATGTGAAGAAGTTAGGTGATATCTTGGAAGCCTTTATAGGTGCGCTCTGGATAGATTGCGGATATAACTTTCAAGTGATTTACAATTTTGTGATTGCTTTAGTTGAGACATACATCGACATACCAGGTATCCTCTTGAATGATACAAATTATAAAGATCAGCTTCAAAAATTCTGTCAAACAAGCTTTCACTATACTCCAACATATGTCATGCTATCAACTGGCAGCGGTTATGCTATGGCAGCAGTTGATAACAATGGTAGACATCTTGGAATTGGAACCGGAAATACAAAGAAACAAGGTGAGCAATTAGCAGCGAAAAATGCGCTTGAATCACTGAAAGCGGATACTCCCAAGTAGTTCCTTGAAATATCTTTGTAGATATTCTTTCGTCAATACAGTTTGAGCAAATTTCATTCCCTGCTCTGCTATCTTTTTACACTTCTTATCATTTTTTGAACACCAGTCCATGACATCATTCAAGTCAGATAAATCGGATTTTACGGATATGTAATGAACGCCGTCGGAGATTAGATGATCTGCCCAGATTGTGTATTCACTTCGGACTCGCAAGATAAGTGATCCAGTCAACATTGATTTCAATAAACGATAGGCCGCTACATTGCCATCTATGTGAATTATGTATTTGTAATGAGACTGTTCAGTTATCAAATCAAGTCTGCCGACAGTAGGTTGAGATGTTTTCAGTTCACCTAGACCTTCTACTGGATCGAACTTCAGAGTTCCAGATTTGTTTTCAACGATTCCGACATCCAGCAAATCAGATTTCATTGTTGCTAGTTTCAATCTCATATTGGTTTTCAAAGTGTATCCACAACCAGTCGGTCCTCCACGAAATACTGCTATACCCTTCTTTTTAGACCAGTCTGTCATCGGCACTCCTATCTTATCACGACCAAGTACCAAACGTACGTCATCATAATTTGGAATGGGAATGTCCCAATATCCTTGCTGGCCCGATAAACTTAAGATCGGCAAGTGAGTTTTGAAACTGTACTCGCCCAATGAGTTTGATCCTGTAACCATTGGCCATGGCTCTGTACCATCTTCGCGCAGAATAACTGCGTCTGTTAAACTCATGATGTAAAGACCGTCAGGCAATACAAGACCTTCCATGAAGTCTGGGTATTCTTTGGATGATGTAGCGGCTCTATAAGGTTTGACTATACACTGCATAACACGCCATTGTTTTGACTTCAATGTTTTCATTAGAGTCTTTCGCCTGTTCCCTTTGATCGTCTTATTCAGTTTCGTAAGAGGACCCTTGAATGACGGTGCAGTTGTTGACGATTCTAATTTGAACAATTCTGGATTTCCTCCGACAACACATAGCATATAGCAGTTATAGTGGAGTTTCTCAAAAACATACTTCAATGTATTCTGAGCTGCTTCGGAGTTCATCTTCCACGGACCACTAACTTGGTCGGGAGGGTTCTTCAACGAAGAAGTCTTTCTGATATCTCGTTTTTCTAGGCAGTCATTTGCCACTTGAATAGCCTCATCATATGATGAAAGTATTCTCATCTTACTAGAATTATCCGAGAATTGTTTTAAATGGTCACATTTACTTTTGTCTTGGGTACGCGACGCGATAGGAGTTCTCGTTGAGTACCTCCTACCGACATATCATCACCCTCTGGAATTCCCTCAATCGCACGCAAGGCCTCCGCTACTCTCTGCGGCTGATCAGCAAATTGAAGAAGCAATTGAGTACGAATCAATTCACGTCTCAATGGCGGGCGCGATGTACGAATTGTACGACTGATAGTTCCCAGACCATTGCCTTCTAGTGTAAAGTTATCAACCTGGTTGTCTCTCATAAAACTCAGAATTGATTCAGATAGACGAGCCTTCTCTTCACGGATTGCCTTTTGTCTGGTTTGAAGTTGGCGAGATTCGTCGTCTAGAGAAACCCATGAACGGATTACGTCCTTAACTTTCTCTGCGTCCGCCATTTGGATGTACTACGCTTCAGAGTTGAAAACCGTTTTCCCCCTTTCGGAACGGGTAATCCCAATTCAGTCGCCTTTGCTGTTGCTTCTTCTACTGAAGTTGGTACGCCGAGTTGGCTTGCCTTTGCCGTTGCTTCTTCTATTGATGTGGGGAGGCCATTTTTGGATGCCAGCGCTTTCGCTTCGTCTATTGAAGTTGGTACACCTAACTCGCTTGCCTTTGATTTCAATCCCTCTAACGTTGTCGGTAATCCAACTGAAGCAGCCTTCTCTGCTATGAATCCCATAATTCCAGAATTGTCTACCGGTTTCACTTCAAATGGAGGAGGTTCTGCGAGAGGATCGGGAATTATAGCATTTACGGTATCTCCTACCATGTTACCAAACAGATTTCGACTTGTATCGACCAACTTTTCTCTGCGAGCAGCTATCTTTGTAAGAACCCTTTCACCGGAAAGAGCAGCGTTATACAGAGAACTTCCAACAAATGGAATCATTAGGAAGGTAACAAGAAACGCCTGTCCAAAATGTGCGCGAGACAAATTGATTGCCAAAGCAAGGAATACCATAACAGATGAAAGTGCCCAACCGATCAGGGCACCAATTGGACCTGATTCCGGAATAGGGATTAATCCGATAATTTCGGGTGCCAAATTCTGAATAGTTACTGCTATTACTGGCAATGTACTCGTAACCACGTCGAGACCGATTCCGAGGATTTGACCAAAATACGGGTTAGTTTCCAAACTTTTTAGAATGAACACGAAAGGCGACACTGCGTCTTCAATGTTCGTTATGAATACTGGAGTCCAACCATACAAAAACACAAGCCATTGCCGAACGACGTTGTCAAGCAATTCAACATTTCCACCTCCCTTTTGATTTTCCATCATCTCGTACAGTTTTTCAGATTCTTCTTGAGTGAATACTGGCTTATCATCGTACAATACATTCTGCCTCAATTCAGATGCACTATTGAACTGTTTAGAGTCCAAATAATTCCGTAAATCAATAAATCGTGTTACGGTATTCGCAAATTCTGAATTACCGGTGCGTTTATTCAGATATCTGTAAACTTCAAGTTCCGGTTTGTTCGTTGGATTTCCTTCCAGATGCCACGCCATTATTCACTTAACAGAAAACAAAGGGATGGCAACTGACATAGGTGTATCAGGAGAGATACATTGGAACCAGCAATTAGAGGAGATACTCTCCAAGGAGGGGGAGCGTGCGTTGTGTTATTCGTGGCTACACAATCATTCTCAGAAAAGATACACCGCCCTAGATACTCGTATAGCCCTTCCAGTTATCATCCTCTCGACCATAGCAGGGACTGGATCCATTGCCTCTCAATCTCTGTTTGGAAATTCACAGGCTGCTTCGATTGTGATAGGATGTATAAGTTTGGGTGTTGGAATTATGAATACAATTTCCAACTATTTTGGATGGGCAAAACGTTCTGAAGCGCATCGAATTTCATCAACGACATATTCTAAAATCTATAAGTTTTTAGTGATAGAATTAAGTCTGCCTCGCAATGAACGGATGAAGGCGAAAGATATCTTAAAAATAATGCGCGAACAATTGGAACGTCTCAATGAGATAAGTCCTCAAATACCGGATGAAATCATACAGAGATTCAATGAAAGATTTAAGGATGACAAGGAGATCTCAAAACCAGAAATTACAAATGGAATAGATCCAATATGCGTATATGTAGAGAACTCGGAAAGACTGTCGCCCGGACCAATAAAGTTAAAAATGACGGAAGTTATGGGTGGTGAAACTAAAACTTCCAGCGACGGTCACACTCCAAACAAGTTACAAACGTAGTCATAGGTTCATCTGCTGACCGAGTCTGCATTTGATAGTAATCGCATTTAGACTTCTTCTTACACCGAGAGCAATACATGTAGATAGCAGCACTCGCAGTATTAGAGTGTCTCTTAATCTCCAGCTCGATGCTCTTGTCAAGCGCCTCCTTCCAACGGGACGGACACATCTCTTCTGGTGGCATCTCCACAAAAGTCTTTGCGTCAACCTCTGAATTCAAAAGTTTAGTTGCCCAGTTGTGCTTGTTCTGGACATATCCGTCCACCTTTAGATTCTCGTACAATGAGATTGCCTTGGCTCGATATGTATTCCAGAATACCTTATTGGCCCAGTCAATATCAACACCCAAACTCTTACAACTCTGTACAATATGGTTCAACAGATGCTTTTCAACTTCAGTTGCGATTTCAACCGGAATACATTCTGTTAAATTTTTGATAACCAGATCGCGGATTGGAGTTTCTACAAATACATTCTTTGTCTTTGTAGTGATTACCTTCACAGTCTGTACTTGCTTTACAGGCTCTTCGGGTTCCTCAGATACATCATCTTCAATATCTTCATCTTCGTCTATTTCCTCTTCTTCGTCATCGGATACGTTGAATGACCATTCATGGTACAACGTTTCATACTCTTCCACATTTAGGTTGACATAAGAAGAAATTGGTTTCTCATAATCATCTTGCTCCGTTGTGGAAGCAAGGATAACGATAACTCCTGCGTAAGATTCCTCATCAAGAGGCGCTGGAAGCATATGTTGGTTTACATCTTCTTCATCATCAGACACCCTGGCAAAGACCGACAACCATCTGTCTTCTTTCAGAGGATCTTGAAGTTTTCCTTGGAATTGGATAGTTGGTTGTTTATACTTCTTACGAATCCATTCAAGAACATCTGCTGTCTTTGCTGGAATGGAAACGTCGGCTAAAACGCCAGTTGACGAAATGGAAGTTCCAATAGTCATTTCTTGTAATTTGTAGGACTGTATACAGTAAGTTCCATTTTGGACATCTTAAAATGGATTTAAATTATGGTAAGTATAATATACTATATTTATTAACCATGTCCAAATATGTCCCCCCTAGCATGCGAAAGCAGACTACGTCGGAACCAAAAGTAGAAACAAATAATTTTCCAGAATTAGGAAATAGTACAGTTACAACGAAACAATCAATCGGTTCTTATGCCGAAAAAGCAGAAGAGTGGCGCATTCAGCGTCTTGAAATTGAGGAAAAGGAACGTATCGAACGATACAAAGCCGAGATCAAAGCCGAAAGAGCAGTAAGACAAAGAGACGAAGATGCTTATATTCTGCGTCGCTCTGTTGTAAAAAAGGCTGAAAAGCCAAAGATTGATACTACTGTTGTCGCACCTACAACGGTTGCAGATCCAGACGGATGGACAACAGTCCAGAAGAAACCCCGAAAGGAACGCAAGGACGCGGTTAACTTTGAAGAGATCCCAGAAGAGATGAGCTCTGACTCTGAAGCTCATGAATATGAGTATCAGGATAGATCATCACTGTGGAACTGATTCGAGTTTTTCATCTGCGAAACGTTTGGGAATTAGACCGGAAAATATCATCTTGAACAGATTATATATCCATCCAAATAGGTACTGAAATGTATTGTACAACCAACCGAACAACCATTTTACCCAACCGAATAAGAAGTTGTACAACCAAACAGCTGTTTGACGAACCCAGATTGCTGCTGTTCTCATGATCTCAGCAGTGAAAGGATGAATGTTGGAAGCACGATATCCTAGATACAACCCACCTACCACCAGGAGTATAAAAAACAAGAACTCGATTGTACCAATAATTCCTCCGTTTTTCTCTACCTGATCTGTTGTTGCCTTCCAAGCTTTTCCTTGTATGGTTGATGGATTTTTCTCTTCGTTCTCTCTATCTTCCTTCGACAACGAATCCTTGCCTTTCAAATCTACTTGCTTTACTTTTCCGCCCACATTGGTATTTCCAGTAGGACGCAAACGTAGGTAGAATTTGTTATCATGTGGCATGGCGCCAGGTGAGTTTTCTGTGTCATTGAAAAAGACATCACGATTTCCCACTGCTTGTACAGAACGCGATCCAGCCTGTACATTTCGTACTAGGTAAGCAAAGTCTGTGGTATCCATGTTGATAATAGATTTGTAAACGACCCATTCACATGGCGTACACGGGGGCACTAGCGTTGAACCAGAATAAACATAATAACCACCTCCGGGAGGAATCATCATAGCGGTCGACCAATTGCTCAAGGCAACCTGCGTATCACCAGATGTTATGGCATACGGAACGAATTGTTTGAAGAAGGAATAACTGGGTGTCTGTGCGGGATTAACACGAAACAGAGAACTGACACAAAGTAATTCTCCAGTCGGCTTGCGATAGAACGCAGTTATCTCACCATCTGTCTGTACTCCTTCAATCGTGTGATGACTGGGGTGATTCACGGAGATGGCCTGGCAGACATATGTTGCTCCACGGTATTTACATGACCCCAATCCAGAAGGGTTCTCAAGAATTAACGCCTCATTGGAAACGCTAACGCTTGCTTTCGTAACATAATCATCGTCAAATGTTATGTCACATGATAAATTACATGGCTTTGCGATTGATTGTGATAGATTTACTGGGCTCTGGTTCGCAGACGAACAATTTGGTGGCCACGTTGTCTGCGATGAGAATATACTCATTTGTTATCCCTCTAGGTTTTTGTTGTGAAAAGCATCTCGCATGAGATATAAGAAGGAATGAGCGACCAAACGACAGGGATATGGGAAGGTGCCGGAGGAACAATAGGCGCAATCCTTTTGATTGGTATAATTTACGGCATGTATTCCAGGTACGGAAGCACACCATCTGTTGGCGCAGTATCATTCGTTAAATCTATAACAGCTGGGTTTGTGAACTTAATCCCTATTTCTATGTTGATGTTTGGAATTGTAACAGATGTCTTCCAGGGAACTACGCGTTTCGGAATCCCATCGTACGCAACCTTATCAGCGATGCTTCTCTTTGGAGTTATCGGCCAGATCGTAGGAAGTGGAATGGGCCTCAAACTTTCTACTTCAACCAGCGTACCAGACACGATGGTGTGGTGTAGTCTTCCTGGATTGGAGTCAGTCGAATCCCCGTGGTTCCCAATGGCTTTACTGACGATAACAGTAGTACCTTTCTACTACCTTTGGTGGGCATTGAACACCGCAGGTCAGTCTCCAACCATGCCAGCCATCATCTGGGGAGCGACTAC